TGCTTATAGACATCATCTACCGTGAGATTGTACTTTTTATAAAGTGCTGTTAATTTCTCTCTGTTCATACTCCTAATGTTTTAAATTTGTTAATAGTTCTCTGTTCTTCAGCTTCTCTTTTACTTGAGTGATGAGATACATTTTTAGTAGTCCATGTTCCATTATTATAATGGTAGTCTATCCATACCTCCCATAAATTATCTTCTAATCTTTTGCACTCGTGTAGTACAAACTTAATTTGTGGCTTCATAGTTTAAAATTTTACGCTAAATGAGATTAGATTATTATCTGATAATTTTACTATTGAGAAAGACCTTATGTTATAACAATGTTTTAAACTAAAGTCTCCTTTGTAGTGTAATTGAATTATAAAGTCTTCGCCTCCTATATTCTCTATTGTAAACTCATTTGCTGAGTCTGTTAATTCCTGTTTTAAGTCGTTTAGTGTTTTCATTTTTGTCTAGCTTTTAAATATTTATAGTATAGTTCTGTGTTGAAATTATCCCAAAAGGATATTAATGCTGCTTTGTTTTTCATAGTTTTAATTTTTAAATACATGGCTAAACTATAACAAAGTTTTTAAACCACCAAATTTTAAAACAAAAAAAGAGCGATTAAATTAATAACCGCCCTTCTAAACTATACCAACTATGAAAAAACTATGATGCAAATATAAGCATTTTTAATTACAATTTTTTAATTTTATTTCTTTTGCTCTTTCTAAGATGTAATTATCTAATTCTAAGTCATTACTAGAGTATAGTCTAAGCATTTCCTCAAAGCTTTGGGCGATGTCGTGCACATCTTCTACTGGAAAGGTAGTGCTATATTCTATAGTCTCATCTGATAACTCTATATATATCATTGTGAACCACTTAACATTCTGTATTGTAGTAAGTCCTGATAAGTCTTGTTATTGATTTTAAAAGGTTGCCTACATTCCTTTTCTCTACACTTCATAAAGTGCTGTATAGTTCCTGCTGCTGTTGTGTAGGTCTTATTAACTACTACATGATTACTACCACACTCAGGACAGGAGAACTTAGAACCACCTTTTAACACTGCGTAGTTAGATTTATTTCTTGCGTATGGTCTAAGCTTTTGAAATACCTCTTCTAATGTTATTACATCTCCATCACAATATACGTGCATATGGTCTAGTGCTTTCTTATCTTTTTTAAATACTATATCCATCCAAGTCTGCATACCTCCTGGATCAAGTTTTAAAGTACAACTAAAGTATTTAGCCACTTCAGATAATTTATTAGAGGGTAGGTTTAAATACTTCTTGCATAGTTTTAAAGTGTCTATCATAGTATAAGTATCTCTCATTTCAATACCATGATATAAGGCTCTTGTACGAATCCACTTAATATCAAATCTATCTCCATTGTGTGCTACTATCTCGTCTGCTCTGTCTAGTACTTTAATAAACTTTTCTACTAGAATCTTATCGCATTGCTTAGTTAATCCCCAGTCTAAATGATATACCTTATCGCTACCCTCCCATTTATAAGATACTGTCATTATTTGAGCATACTTAATTATTTGATGGGGTAGTATTGTTTGGTTATATCCAGGTCTCCAAAAATGACCTTCACAAAATGAGGTTTCAATATCGTAAAACAATCTTTTCTTTGCCATAGTTTATATATTAGTTAAGGCAAATATACTAAAATTTAACTATTATAGTTTTTCCTAAGAACTACAAAGAATAAAGCAGCTAATAAAACTATAACAATAATTATATATCTATTGTCTTTGTCTATTACTTTCCATTTGTCAACGGGTACTACTACCTCTCTTATTAAAGTATCTCCTTTACATTCGACTTCATGGTATATCTCCTGCCTTAAAGTGTCGTAGAAGTACCTTAAAACAACTTTCTCATTATTTACTACAGTTACACTATCATGATATATTATAGAGCTTGTAGTGTCATGTATATAGTTGTCTACTATTACAGTATCTACTACTCTTATAGTATCTTTAATTATTAGTCCATGCTTCTTAGCAAAGTTATCTACTCTTTTAACTTTTCTATTAAGTCTGTTTTGTGGAGAGCATGATACAAATAGCAATATAATTAATAAGTATTTCACTTCTTTAGCTTAGGTAGTATATTAATCCCTATTAAAGTAGTTCCTGCAATTAAGAAACTATCAAATAAATGAGAGTTAACAGTATAGAAATGTAATCCATCTACTACGAAAGCAGTACCACAAAGTAACATTACTAAACCTCCCCAAACTCGCTTAGATGAAAACTTACCATTCTCCTCTTGAAATATCTGCACTATTTTTTTCATTACTTTAATAAAGTTTTAGCATCAAACCTAGGGCAACTCTTAGAGACTCCTTTAAAATCTCTATGTCCTAATACTTCAGCATCAGGATAAAACTGTTTTAAAAGCTTTACTACGGTCTTCTGTGTTCTTATTTGGTCTTCTGTTCTATCGTCTTCATCCTTACCACCTATATAAGATACGTGGATAGAGTCATGGTTATGCCCTCTTGCTCCGTTAACTACCATATGGAAAGGTGCTAACTGCACTAAATCTCCATTAGGTTTAATTATTAAATGATATCCAGGAGACTTCCATCCTAATTTCTCTTTCCAATACTTCTTAATACTAGATACTTTTGTGTCTTGGCTTGTAGCTGTACAATGTAGTACTATATGGTTTATATCTCTCATTATTCGTAAACTCTAATTTCTATATTATAATCTACATAACCATCATCTAAACCACCTAAAGTTGATACATCGGTTGTCACAAATGATAATCCGTCTGCATCTTGATACTCGTAGCCATATAGATAGTCTGTAATACCTAATCCACCAATAATAACTACTTTAGATGAATCAGGGAACTCTCCTGCTAAAGTTAAAGTGTAAGCTCCTGGAAAATCATAACTCCAAGTAGGAGTACCGCTAAGAGAGTTAGTTAATATTGTTTCTACGGGGGCGTTTGTTCCTGATTGATTTAGTGTCACAATATAAGATTTATATGCTCCTGCTCCTGAGTCTAGTAAAGCTTGGAAAGCTGCTCTTATTTCTGCATTCTGCTTACTATCATTTATATCAAATGAGGTTTGTATTGCGTTTATTAATTCTTGTGTTAATGCCATAATTATTTATTTTGGATTGCTTGTATAATTGTTGCTGTACTACTATCGTATTTCTTGTCTAGTTCTACTATTTTACTTTCTAACTTTTCATAGGATTTAATGTTATCATCTCTTACCCTATCTATTCTTTGGTGTAGTGTTTGTTCTATCTTATCTATATGCTCCATCGTTTCCCTCTTTGACGCTCTACGTCCATTTTTAGCACTTAATACCTCTTCTCTATATAAAGTCTCTGCTTTCTCTAATTGCATCCTTTGTGCTTCCTGTTCTGTTTCTAATTTCTGCTTATCCATTTTTAACTTAAACCACGCTGTTAAACCTCCTACAACCATTGATATTATATATATTAAATCTTTGGTGTTAAATACTAAATCCATTCCATTCATAACAATCTACATTAAATCTAATTCTACTTCTACTCTCCAGTCACTACTTAACTCTACAACCTGACTTATTAAGCTTACTCCTATATCTTCTAATTCATTTGGATATGTTTCGATCATTAATTCAATATCTTTTAAGTCTATTATTAAAGCATAACGTCCATCTGTAGGATGTTCTATTATGTGAGAATAAGTAGTAGTTTCACCCTTGTAAAAAGGATTCATTATATTATCAATAGAAAGTAAAATATTTTCTAATACTTTTTTATCTATGTTTATTATTCCGTTCATTATATAGAATGCTTGTTAATTAAAAAAGCCATAGTGTCGGTAAAGTCTTGATTAGATGACTCTATAGACGTTCTTACTATCTCATAAAGTTTCATTTCTGCATCTCCTGTTCCATTGAACCACTCTCCTATAATATATCCGTTTGTTCCTAGAGCAATATTTGAAAAGGTGTGAGTAATTAAAAAGACTCCATTTACATATATATCTATTCCGTCATCAATAGTATTCCAACTAAAAGAAAGTAAATATTTCGTGTTTATTGTTCTAGCTCCTGGCACACCTTTTAGACTAGAACCGTTTGAAATCACAGAAAAAGAGTTACCATTCCTACCAGAAAACAACAACCCGTTCAAACTTCTTGTATCTGCAAAAACATGATTATACGTTGTGAAGTCTTGCATATTTAAAACTATATGGAATGACGCTTGTGTTGTTGAAACTTTTGTTAAATTTATCAATCGATCATTTAAACCGTCAAATTGACCGTAACCACCATCAGTATTATGATAAATAGGCTGCCTTGTTATCGCCACTTCTGTAGCATTATTATTCTGTCCGCTTTTATCGTCTACTGAGTTAATACTATCTAAATCAATTATAGTGCCCCCGTTTAAAGTTGTAGCATCCCCAAAGTCTAGCCATAAATTTTTATTAGGCAACCCCTCCAAAGTAAAAGAGTTAAACCCTCCATAATATGATTTTCTTCTACTCATTAGTAAGTACCTGTTATTTGTGTATACCCTGCTGCTGTTGTAGTGGTTCTAGTAAAAGCGATAGTATCAGTATCTACTAAAGTTAAAGGATTTAATGTAGAGAAAGCAACAAATGCCCCTCCGTTAATACTTACCGTTATAGTTCCGCTTGATCCATCGTCTGCAATACTTGTATAGACTCCTGCTTCAAAACTTGTTATAGTTTGCGTAGCTGTTATTCCATCTCCTAAGTCAAAGTTAAATCTTAACTCTATATCTGCTGATACTGCTGTACAAGTATAACCTCCTCCACTTGCTACCTCTACTGTAGATAGTCCGTCTATAATAGTTACGGGTAAGCATGAAGTAGCTCCTGGAGTATATCCCGTATAAGGTATAGAACATTCATCATATTGTAAAGGCATTTTAATACTAATACCCATGGACCAACCTGTAACAGTATCATCAAATCTCTCTGTAAAAGGTGTAGCTGTTGCGCTCTTTTGTATTGTTGCAAACTTCCAGTTATCAGTATATAGCTTTTCAAAGTAAGCTACTGTATCTAATAAGATTAATAGAGTATCAGATTTTACTTCGTTCTCTATCTCTTCATCTGCTCTATCCATTACCAACACCTCGAAAGATATAGTTATCTCTCCATCTCCTACACTTGCAGGAGTATCAGTAACAAACATTAAAGGATAAAAATAATCTGAAAGCTTATCATGTTGACATACTTCCCATAAATCCCCTGAATCAAACTCATTTATCTGCTTGTGGGCTGTTGCGAACCCCTCGAATGTTTCTAGTATTTGGTTGTACGTTATCTTCATTAATAAACTTAATTAACTTTTTATCTATTATACTAAATTTCTTTACCTTGTTCTTTGCCATTAATCACAACACTTATCTTTATAGTCAAACCCTCCTGTAGATTTACCTCCACCTAAGTACAAGCCTCCGCTATATACAGAGTTAGTAGGGTAGATATCATCTCCATCAGAGTTAGAAGTATACAAAGGAAACAGAGTAGAGTTAGCACATAAGTAGTTTACTATATCTTGTCCAAACATTTCTGCTTTATCTCTCCATCTGTTAAGTAAATGGTTTAAATCTTCAAACGCTGTAGCTTGGCTATTCTCTGAAGTCTGCTGTACTACTCCTTTGTTTCTGTACTTATAAGCGAGGATGGGAGTCATTTCAAATACTAAGTATTTAAGTAAGCATGGAGCAATATAAGTATTAACTAAAGTTAAGTCATCTCCTGCTAATGTTCCTGCATCTGCTTTAGCTATAATATCATCAAATAAGTCTGTACCTAAAATCGGTTTTATATATTCACGTTGAGCAGTCCAGAGCGCATCCACCATAAGACGTTCGTCTACGTTATCATCTAGGATACTATTATCCTTTATGTAATCCATATCTATTAATAACGTTCTAGCCATTACTTTTTACTTTTACGGTTTTAGCACTCCATATATGTCTACAAAATGGAGTATGAGTTCCTGTGTTTGGGTTAGTGTACCATCCTCCTCTATTACTGAATACATTTGTACCCATTCCGTTATTCAAACGGTTAATCTCTTCTATTGTGTAGTTTTTATTAAGTGCTATTAATCTTCTACAAAAATCTCTACTATGTCCTTTTAAGTTTGGAGCGTCTGACCTTAACTTATATTTATATACAGTTATTAACTCTTCTACTTCTTCCTCTCCTTCGTCTGTTACTTTGGTTTGAGTTTCTTGTGGTTCTAGTAGGTCTTGAGATACTAGCCTCTTAATACGTCTGCTTACTTCTGCTTCTGTTTCTCCTACTGTTTCAGCTATTTCGCTTATAGGTGTTTTAGGATTCTCGCTTAAAATATTAATAATTTGACTATCAATAGCAGATACATCAGCAAATACGAAAGGATTATAATCACATTCAAACTCATCAACAACCTCCAGCTCATCATCTTCATACCCTAAACTATTTAACTCTAACCATACTCTATCCTCACTACTAAAATTAGCTTGTTGTTCCTTCTCTAAAGGTTTATATCCTGCTAGTTCTCTTAATTCGTCTGTAGTTAATACAGCAGTTAAAGTAGATTCTGATAACTGAACTTTAATAGGTGCTATCTTTTCAATAAATAAAGCAGTTGGCAAACCTAAGTAAGTAGCAAAGTTATTAAATAACTGCTCGTATATTCTTTGTTGAGGTTCTACATAAGATAAATTTAAAGCCTCTATTGCTACCCTTACCTCATCTGCATTATTACTAAACCCTGTATCCTCTGTTTTAATGAATACACTTGCATCTACTCCATGTGCTGTAAATATTTCGTCTTGTATCTGCTTATTAAGGTTTATAAACTTATCATCTTGACCGTTAGGATTAGTTGATATAATTTCTACACCTCTATCTTTTCCATCGTCAAAGATTAATACTGGTTCCCCTGCATTATTACTACCATGATGTTTAGCCTTAATTTGCTTTTTGATATAAGCTTGTGCGTCATCCGTTGGTTGTCCATTATGGAAGTTCCAAATAGTACCACCACTATAACCGTTTTTAGTATTGTTTAAAACATAATTAGCTACCTCGTAGTCTGCTTCTATATAAGGTACTCCACCAACGTAAGTAGGTAAAGGATACTCTTTAAGATTAGGTCTATAAGTCTTGTAGTAAATTAAGTATCTTTCTCCTTTTACTGCTGTGTCATCCCAAGGGAATAAACTAAGAGTTTCAAAGTCTTCATTATCTTCAGGTTTTCTACCACTCCAATCTGATGTATAAAAATAAGTATCTTCTTCTGTACCTACTCTAATATATCCAAAGTCAATGTGGTTTATAACTAAGCCTTTTCCATCTTTAGAAACTATAACCTCTAAAGCAAAACCACCAAATAACTCGTTATCTTTTACTATCTTTTTAGTAAGCTCGAATAAACTATCTGCTCCAGGATGTTGTATAAATCCCTCTAACCTTACTTTATCTTCTAATGTTCTTGCAGTCTCATCTACTCCCCATCCTCTACCGCTAATGTAATTAGTCTTACCGTTAACTATAGAGTTATGTTTACTAGAAGTATTATATAACTCTACTAAGTAATCAGGGTATCTATTCTTATAAGGTTTCTCTGTACCATATAACACATAGTCCTTATTTTTCTCCTCCTTAAATACAGGGGGTTTATGTGCTTCAAAGTTGAATATTAATATATCTTCTTTCTTCATTACGTTACTTTATGAGTTGAATAAGTCTCATCTATTGTATGTTGGTTGTAGGTAGTGTTACCTCTGTCTAGAGTCATGTAGCCACTTTCTACTAACCCGTCTGCTAAATCAGGATCAAGATTAGTTGTAGAAGTTTGCTCATAAACAAAGTATTCGTATTGACCTCCAGCACCTAGAATAAGAGAACCGTTTAAAGGGTCGTCTGTTCCTTCTGTAAGTTCAAACTCATTATATCTCTCTATATAAACAGAAGTATCTTCTATAATGCAGTAGTAACTAACCTTCTCTGTAACATTTCTAAATTGAAATAAATATACAGGGGTGCTTAATGTAGTTTTCTCCTGTAGAGTTAATACAAAGTCGTTTGCTATATCTTCTGTTAATAATATCACTACGCTTCTTCTTTCTTTTTCTTCTTAGGTTTGAAAACATCTAAGCCTAGTTTTTTATAAGATTTAAACTTATCAGGATTGTTAACTATTTTAACGTGTCCTACTTTTGGATGGTGTACTGTTCCACCTTTTTTATACTCTTCTTTAAGTTCCATACTATTAATTGTAATAAATTTGGATAGTTGTATATTATTACTATATTTGTTTAATGAAATGTATAGCGTACGTGAAATTGTTACACTGATTTGTAGTTAATTGTAACGTGTACTTTTACATAAAACAATGAAATACTGTATATATTAAAGTAATATGTATAGATAATATAAGATAACTAAACCTTAATATTATGGCATGGAGACCAACAGAAGACTTTAAACCGTTCTACCGTAGAAATAATCCTAGTTTTCCTAAAAAGAGAAAGCGAAAGGTGTTAGAGCGTGATAATTATACTTGCGCTCATTGTAATGCAGGCAACGTCACAACAGTTGACCATATTATACCATACTCTAAAGGAGGCTCTAATAAGCAAAGTAATTTGCAAGCTATGTGTTATGAATGTAACCAAGAGAAAGGAGATAAAATATTATAATTAAACCTTCGTAACGTGTTAACTCATGTTAAAACAGCATTGAAATTTAACACGTTATTTAAAAACCTTAGTTAAAAGAAACAAAAAACCCCACTAAATAAATAGTAGGGCTTCTGCAACTATGAAAAAACTACTAAGCTATTGTTAATCCTGCGATTACTGTAGAGTCTACTTCTAACATTCTTACAGCTTCTTTAGATGTGATTGAATAAGTATATCCATTCATATCTCCAAATGCTGCCCCTGTTACTGAAGTACCTGTAAGTTTATCTGCTCCTTTATAAGCTCCTACTGTCCAGTAAACCCCGTTATTATCTTTTACAATAATAAACATTCTTGCTTGGTCTACTAGTGTTAGCTCCTCACTTTGAGATGCTGACAAGTTCATTGTATGAAATTCTAATACTCCCTCGTAAAAGTTAGTACCGTTTTCTAAACTTCCTGTATGAGTCTCTACTAGAGAACCATTTTCTTTTTCTAATTCATAACGATAGAAACTTCCTGCTGCTTGTGCTAAAGCCGTCACGACTCCTGCTGCAACCGTAGTTACTGTTATATCTGAAAAGTCTGAGATAAGTACTTCTTCAATACCTCCCATACTATTTCTACAATCTATCGCTCTACCTTGTGTTAATGCACACGCCATAATATTATAATTTTAATTTGTTTATAAAAAAAGGGTAGAGCATTTTACCCTACCCTCTTCTAGTTAATTATTAAAGTACTTATTAAGGTACTAATGTAAATTCTACAACCTCATCTTCGAATTGGATTTGCACACCTCTTTTGAAAGTAGTGTCAAAGAAGATAGACTTTTCTGATACTGGGTCTAATCTTACTTTCAAATCATCCTCGTCAGCATCTCCATCCATTCCGATAGTAATATTTGAGTCTCTTGTAAGAATCATTCTTTGTGATCCTGCTGCTCCTGGTAAACCAACTGTAGGTCTTAAAGCTACATCTGTTCCGTATAATTTAGCTGCTCCATCCTCAGAAGAGATGTGGAAAAGGTTAGCGTTTTTAAGTGCTACTACATACAATTTATAAACTGAAGTAGGAACCCATAAAGATAAATCTGCTGCTTCTGAAATGTTATCAGGAATACTAGACCACATTCCGTCTAAAATATCAAGTACATTTGCTGAAGTGATTCCTGTAGCTACTGTTACTGCTCCTGTGTTACCATCTACTGGAGAACCAGCATCTACAATCTTTAAAAGACCGTCATAGTAAGAAAGGTTGTTAGTACCTGACAAAGTATCTCCTTGAAAATCTGCAATAGTCAAAGCATTTTGAATAGCATTCATTTTCTTCTCTAAATAGATTGACTCAATCTCTCCAGGTAAAGACTCTTCTCCTGCTGCTCCTCTAGCTACCATTGTTTGAGTCCAATATCCGTTTAAGTCTTTTACACATAAATTTTCAGAGATTGCAATAGCACCTACTGTAATTGTTCTTTGTGTAAATTCTGTAGTATCTGCTGCTGTTCTAGAACAAGCATCTGCTCCGAATACTACGTCAGTAGATAAAAATTGTAAGTTAGAACTTCCTTTAATTCCTGTTTGGATGTTTACTACTTCTGCCAATCCTCCTTTAGCTTGCATTTGTGCTACTAATGGAAAGTCTTGGTCTTCTATGTAAGCCGTTAAAGCTGTTACATCAAATGCCATAATTTTTCTTTTTTATGATTTAATAAATATGTTACTTTTCTTTGTTTTACCAAATCCGCTCTTTGCTTTTTTGATAGGTTCTTTACTAGGCTCTGTTGCTAGTTCTTCAACTGCTGCAAACATTGCTTTGTCTTTAGTCTCTGCTTCAGTCTTATAAGTTGTAAAAGCCTCTTTAACTTCTTTTAACTCATTCTCTAAAGTTTCCATCTTAGAAAAAACTGTTTCAGTAGATTCGATAATCTTTCTGATATTTTGCTCTGTTTCTGTCTCTTCTTTTACAGGAGCTTCTGTTTCCATCTCTTCCTCTTCTTCTGCTACTGCTTCTTTAATATCTGCAATAACTCCATCCATAACAGAAATCATTGTTCCATCTGCTAAAGGATACTCTCCGTTAGGAATAGGATTAACAACTCCTTCTACTTCTACTGTTACTGCTGCTCCATTTTCTAAAGCAGGCTCTACATTAATCATTCTACCATCTGCTAACTCAGCAGCGACAAATTTCTCTGTAACTTCTTCTACAGTTTCTTTAGTTTCCGTAGTCTCTACTACTTCCTCTACTGTTTCTTCTTTAAATAGGATAGCTTTTAAATCCTCGATTACTTTCATACTCATACTATTAATTGTTTTTTTATCATTTACTTGTAAACTGTCCTCTATACTTTTTTCAAACTCTTGTATAGATTCTCTTATTTTTTCTATTAGATTCTCATCCATTGTAACTGGCTCGAGTTGTTTAAACATTCCCTCTACACTAAATCCTTTAAACTCTCCGTTTTTAACTTGTTCCCAAATCTCATCATTATCAACTTTAGCAGAACCCCACAAAGAACCATCAGGAACTTTCTCAAATTCTTTAGGCGCTATCTTACCTCTTTTGTTATCTATGATAAGGTTGTCTAACATAAACACACCCTCTGCAATTTGTCGAGGATCATGCATTAAGTTGAAGTTGTTAGTTAATCCGTTCTTAGATTGTTTCTCTCTAATTGCTGCTATAGTTTCTGCTGAGAATTTAACAAAGAACTTTTTACCGTTCTCATCTATTCTAGGTATAAGTAAGTCAGCTATCATAAAGTAACCTTCTATAATTCTTTTCTCTTCATCCTTTACAGCAAACTTATATTCTGACTGTTGACTAAATGCCATCCAATTTGATTCTATTGCTGGTTGGTCTACTAATGCTATAGCAGTTACTCCGCTTTCATCATCAGTATCTATAACTAACTCAAATACTTCTATTTTCTCCATTGTGTTGTTTATTTAAATTATTTTATTATCTTTGTGCTGTACCTTTTTTCATTTATGGTATGTTTTAGTTGAAATAGAAAAAGACTTGAGCCTCTAACTCAGGTCTTTTTTGTTCCCTAAAATGTTGCACTCTCTTCTATTACGTCTACTTTCTTTTGCATATGTGTAACCTCCGTTACTCCTACTACCATATTCTGTTCTCCTATTACTGTACTAGTATTACTTACGGGGTCTATTTGTGCGCCTCCACCTCCTGCACTTGCTCCTCCCGCTGCACCTCCAAGACTACCAGCACTTGTATTTCCTGCTGCACCTAATAATGCTTTAGCTTGTGCTATGTTTGCTAATACCGTTGCTATTCCTGCTGCCACTTTAATAGCTAAATCAATAGGAGTTATAGAAGTAGATGCAGCAGCAGCAACTACACTAGAGATTGCTCTAGCAGAATCTATAGCCATTTGTGCAATAGCTAACTTTTTTTTCACCTTCTCTCTTTTAACCTCATCCTTAATAAAAGCGTCTGCTCCTGCACCTAAAATATCTAAACCTCCTTGTGCTAAATCAAGTTGTTTTTGTCTGCGTTCATCTGCTTCCTCTGCTAGTTTTTCGTTTTCTCTTGCTATCCTTTGCTTTTCTGCTAGTAGATTCTCTTCAGTTAATAACTCAACCTCTGCTACTTTTTCAATACCAGCTATCTTAGTATCTATTGCTTCTATCTCTCTTTTCTCTATCCTTCCAATCTCCTCAAACTTAGCAGAGTTTTTAGCCTTTTCTTTTTCTAGTGCTATTCTATCTCTTTCGTCTTGTCCTGCTGCCCAAGCATCAGCAGCAGCTTTCTTATCTTTTAACTCTTTGACTTCTATGTCTTGTCTTGTCTGTGTTTCTGTTTTTTGAGCTGTAGTAAGTTTCTTTTGTATATCTATCTTCTTATTGAAGTTTTGTATATATATTAAAGCGTTTCCTGCATTTGCTTTATTTTGCTCATCTAATCTCTTTAACCCTTCCTCATGTAGTCTCTGCTCCTCAACTGCTGCATCTAAAATCAACTGTAGCCTTTCATCTGCTAACTTTTTAAAATCCCTTCCTGCTGCTGTAAGCTTTCTTATTTCAAAGTCTATATTTGCTACCTTCTCTTCTGTTGCTTTCTTATGTGCTTTTGCTTCCCTCTCGTAAGCCTCTACTCTTTCCTTTGCTTTTTCTTTTACTACTCTTGCTTTCTCTTCCTCTGCTAGTCTGGTAGCCTTTGCGCTGTCACTCTCCATGATACCTAACCACTTCAAAGCCTCTACAACCATGTCTATAGCAAACTGGAAAGGCGCTAAAGCAGACTTAATAACATCCATAACAGTACTACCAAATGCTATCATTGCTGTTACTACTGCTGCAAGAGCAAGTACTACAATAGCAATAGGGTTAGCACTCATTATAGCGTTAAATATACCTTGTGCTACTGCTGCTACTTTTGTGGCTGCTGCTAGTAAGAAGGTTTGTATTTTACCAGTCTTTAAGAGATTGTTGTAGAGTTTCATTCCACTACTAACTCCTTCAATCGCTCCTTTAAATCCAATAGATATAGCCATAGCAGTCTCAATGCCTTTAGCCATTTCTTCCATTGTCTCGTTCTCTCCTCCCATTAAGACAAAGGCTGCTGTAACATCTCCTACAGCTCCAGCAACACTACCTAACTCGCTTGCTACTTGCTCATTATCTAAAGCCTCAAATCCTAATTCTATATTTTTAACCTCTCTACCTGTTTCAGCCATTGCAGTAGTCAACTGCTTAAACTCATCACTACCTCTACCAACTTCTTTAAGTCTGTCTTTCATAGTTTCAAAACCTTTCTCTAACTCTCCTAGAGATAAATTAGCCTTATCTGTTTCTAACGCAAACTCTAATGCTATACTTTGTTTTTCTGCCATGTGTTTATAATTGTAAAAAAATTAATTAGTTGTTTAGTGTTATACGTTGTCTTTGTTGAGGATACCTAATAAGAGCAGTAGGTAAAAAGGTGCTATCATAATTAAGCAAGCACTTACAGCGAATAGGCTTAACAAGAAAAAGAACACTACTAACTTTGTGGGTTTATAGTCTCCTTTGCTTTCGTCTCTTAACCATGAGTCTCTACAGTGATGGTGATTGTCTAAAGGGTAGAATGTTAAGTCTATAACAAACTGTAAAGACCACCAAAACCAGCGGACTGTGTAATCTGCTTTATTAGCATAGTATCCTACTCTACCTGATATAGTGTTGTTTATTGATCCTCCACTTAAATAGTTTAACCTCTTGTCGATATATATAAAAGCTCTCTTTATCATACTCCATAGAATATTTCATTCAACTTATTATATAAAATGTCGTTGTCTGTTATTGATTCATCCTCATCTATGGAGTCTACTATTGAAAAATGTAGCTCGTCAGTATCTCCACTATTATAGCTTATCTCAACCATATTAGCTACCTTAACGTCACATATCAACCTAAGTTTACTAACATTAGATTTTAAAACATTCATTCGTAGAGTCTTATTGATTGCCCCACCTACAGCTACTACAGAAACTTTGTCTGTTGTGCTTGTTATAATTAGTCCCATATTAATCTATATTTTTTAATTCACCCCACCACCCAACACCAGCCTCTGCTGCCGATTGGTCTGCCCAACCTGATATCTTAACAATAGATAAAGCAGGAACGTTGATATTTAAAGGTAGGTTACCAGTCTCACCAAGTTTAATATATGCAGTATCTTTAAAACAAAATACATTCTCAATTAAAACTCCATACATATCTGTGCTTCTAATCCTAAAAGCTATTCTTTTGCCTTGTGGTTCTGTAGCGTGCCAACCTTTAAGAATTAACATTTTCCCAGTTGGGACCATTCTATGAGGGACTAAGGATTTATTACCACCTTTATGAATCATATTATATACTAATCCTGTATCTGCTTTACTGAATATCTTTATATGGTCTCTTGCTACTCCATTGCTTCCTGTAGTAAGGGAATACATATCATTTACAAACCTTATGTCTGTAGCTACTGTATCTACCTCACTTGTACCATCCATTGTAATATCTTCTGTTTGTTGGTCTCCTGCTGCATCTAAGTAGTGTATTCTAATGGAATGCACACCGTTTCCTGCTGGTCTATCGTTATTGTTTTCACTCACTACCGTCATTTGTTCACCAATAGCAGGAGGTGTAGGTATTATGTCATCATCTGTAGGGGATGGAGAAAGCTCATTACCTCTCCATATGTCTTCGCCTTGGATATTAGTTCCCATTGACTCACGCTCTCCCATTGCTGACCAAATCTCACTACCATCTATTTCTCCTGCTGCTACTCTAGCATAGTAGTCTGATGTTCCGTATATACTCATTATATTGAATTAAAATTTAAACTACCTCTATCTAATTGGAATTGTATCCCGTCATTTTTACCTTTAATTTTCTGTGATGTTTTAGTATCTATAGTATAGTTGGTTAGCTTATCTTCTATGATTATTTTATTATTTGCTAATGGTTTTTTTATAATCCACACCTTACCATCATGTATATTAAATGTCTCAAACCTTATTGTAACATCTCCTGCACTTGTATCTACTACATAGGTCGTAGTGGCTAATTCCGTTGTAAAATCTGCACTCTTTTGTTTTACTACACTATCACCACTTTGAGCTACCCCATTTATATAAGTTATATCACTCTCTGTTATAGTTGTATTATTAGTATTTATAAGAGTTATATTTTCTAAGTTCCCTGCTATACCATTATCATTTCCTTGTATGTTGATATTCTTAGTATTAGCGCTTACAGTATTTCTATCTCCTGTAATCTTTACTGCTCTAGCTGTATCATTTACATAGTTATCTTCTCCATCTACTGTAGCATTCCTTTTATCATAAGCGTTTCTATCTGCTAGTTTTGTAGTGCTTAAGCTTTTGGTTGGTACAGGTTCTTGACTTCCTCCACTTCCTACAGTTTCATTCTTGCCTCCAGGAACTAAAGTAATAGGTGTATAAGTCTCTGCTGTTTTCAACTTTAAAAAGTGGCACTCTGTTAAAGCAACATTAGCAGGATTATAATTAACTACTTTTAAAAGTCTATGGTAAGCTCTATTAAAATAGTATTGAGGTCTAAACGATAAGTTTGAAATATCTAAAGGAGTTAGATAAAACATTCCTTTTACTATCTTACTGTCTGCGTCTGTTATTTCCTCTACCTCTTTTCTATGTAAGCTATTATAAAGATTGTTATCAGTTAAGGCAATAGGGTAGAAAGTATTGTCGTAGTATATCTCTCTAGGTAGTCCAAAATTAATATCAATAGTAGGGTTGAACGGATCAGGATATAAATGTCCTGCATAAGGATAAGTATCTCTAACCGTTGTTCTATGAGTCCACAAACTAGACGTATCTTTTAACCCGTCATAAATTAAGTATCTTATATTAGAGTCTGTTCTTTGTGCTTCTCCATTATCGTTAGTCTTTAAGATTGTAGATACTACTCTATCATTTGAGTCTTGACCTACCAAAGGAGTAGGACTAAATATAATCTCTAGCTTATTAGTTTTACTTATAAAGTCATTGTCTACTATTATCTCTCTTTCTCCATAAGTCTCATCATAAGTACTTTTATACATCTCGTTATAATAGTCTTTATCGTCCTTATGCTTGAATAAGTATCTGCCAGCATCTAATAACCCCATAGGAGTAAATACTAAGTCTTGTGATACATCTAATTTTTTGCTCCAATCTTCTACACTTGCAGTTAAGAAACTATCTCTTTCCTCTATTAGTAAATTGTTAGGGTTGTCATTATCAGGCTCTATAGATAGCTTGAACTTATTGATAATGCTCATTACAAAGTCTTTCTGCTTTATATTCTTAGGTATTGCCCCATTCATATCTACAGTATCATTATACATATACTCTGTATTGATAGGCTGATTGCTAAAACTTCCTGTTCCTGTTATATTTAAGTCTGCTGTTCCTGCATACTCATTAGAATTAGAAGTAGAAAAGTATCCTAGTATTCCATTCTCGATAACTAAAGGAGATGCTGCTATTCTAACTCTTATAGTATCTCCTGCATTTAGCCATAAAGTATTAGTATTAAGCACCATTCTATTAGGTGGGTTGTAGACTTTATTGGTAAGCGTGTAAGGTGTAGTACCTGTTACATTCTTATTATATTCATCATCAGGATAAGTAGGAGTAGTACTTGTTGTATAACTTCCTGCTATTGGAAAGTCATAAGTATAATCAGGACTGATAAAAATCATGTCACTATCTAAATCTATACCTCCGTTTTTCTCGAATACTAAAAACACTCTCAACTTAGTATTACTTCTTACAGTCTCCGTTGCTGTGGGGTCAGGATAAAAAGTAGCATTAAAAGCTATATCTGATTGGAATTTGTATTGTCCTGTTGCTGGTGCTGTAAATGTTCCACCTGTGTGTACTCCTCCTGGGTCTGTTACATCTGTGAAGTCCATATAACTTAATGCCCCTGTAGTAGTTATTCCTGTCATGCTAGATAAGAAAGTAGGAGTATCAGCGTCAAAGGTTCTATCATCTAGTTGGCTAGTTGTCATTCCAAAGCCTGTACCGTTATAAGGTATAACGGCATTTTTAAAGCGCTTATCAGAGTTTAAGAAGTTAGAGGTGTAAGTGTATCCAGCATCTGTGAAGATTCTATCCCAAAGCTCCTTAACAAACATAGCTGGATACATCTCATTATAATCATAACTATCTAAAGTATTATCTGCTCCATAATTAATCATAGGGTATAGATAACCTTGCCCCATTTGAAATGGTACAACTCCACCTTGAAACAGGGTTGAAGTATCCCATGTTAAAGCCTGATGAGTTTCGTTGTAAGGATGGTCGAAGTCTGAAAGGTCTTGTATGTCTGTTAGTTCTAACTCTCCTAACTCTGTAAATAGGTTTGCTATAGTACCCAACAAAACTACCTCATATTCAATCTTAGAGTTATCTAAATACTTAATGTTTTTAAGTTGTAGAATACCGTCTAATATCATTTGGCTATCTACCATATATTTAGCAGTAGCTTTTATATTAGGGTTAAAAGTTCCCTCTGTACTTATCTCAAATATAAAATTGAATAAGTTGTTTATAGTTTTACTTCCTGGTAAGTTAACACTCTTAGAAAATGTAGCCTTTCTTTTATCAGGTTTTTCTATGTCTTGAATATTATAAGTAAGGTTAGGCTGTAGACTACCCATTAACTCTACCTCTATTCCATTTATATATAGTTGCTCTCTAACCATTAACCTCTTTGTCTGTAGTTGTCAAATCCAAAATCAAACTCTATTTCTCTTTTAAATAACTTTTCTCTAACTGTTTTTCTCTTTTTGTAATTACTTGTTCTAGGTTTAAATAATGCTATTAAATCATCTCCATTTTGTAGGTATATTTCATTAGAATCTATTAACTCTAATAGCCAAGCATCTTCTTCCTCAGTAATCCAGTCAGAATATAATTTAATGCTTGGAGATGTTTTAGAGTAATAACTAATCTTCTCTCTTTCCTGCATTGAATAAGATATAGAAGAACCGTTAACAGGATCCACATTTACCTTCATGTCTTTTCTTTGAATATCATAACTCTCTTCATCTCCTAGGTAAAAAGTAAAGTCATCAAAAGCTCCTAAGTTATTCTGAAATATCAAAGTATTAGCATAGTATTTACAAGGCTCTTTTATTTGGAAAGTTCTAGTCTCAGATATTACTCCACCTCCATACATAAATATAGTATATGATGCTACTGAAGAAGTTATAATAGGCTGCGCTCCTGCTAAGAAGTATCCTGCTCCTATACCGTTTAAAGTCTCAGGAGAAGAAGGTATATACTGTAGTGTTCCTGATGTTGCTGTAGGGTCTAATCTAAATGTGCTTATAGTAGCCCCTAAACTATTAAAGGTTTCTACCTCGTAATAAGTTGCAGTAGTTTCTTCTTTGTAGTATAACCATCCATGACCGTCTATACTTACTGTATGGTTATCAGGTGCATTAGTTAAGAACTTCTTAGTACTTCCATCTAATTCATATTCTGTAATATCCCAGTCTATAAACTCTTGTTTCTCTACACTTGCATTAATAGCATCTCTACTAGAGTCTACTGTTAAATTAGTATATTGTACTATAGGGTCTCCATACTCTTCTCCAAACTTA